TGGGGGAAACAGTACGAGGACGACGCTCGCACCCTGTTTGAGTTCACCACTGACGTGCAGGTCACCGAGTCGCCGATCCTCTTCCGCGACGAAGGAATGCGCACCGCCTGCTCTCCTGATGGCCTGTGCAGTGATGGTCGCGGCCTTGAGCTGAAGTGCCCTTTCACCTCTCGCGACTTCATGAAATTCCGGCTTGGCGGCTTCGAGGCTATCAAATCCGCCTACATGGCCCAGGTGCAATTCAGCATGTGGGTTACCGGCAAGGATGCCTGGTATTTCGCGAATTATGACCCTCGCATGAAGCGGGAAGGCATCCACCACGTGGTTGTTGAGCGCGACGACAAATATATGTCCGATTTCAACGAAATGGTGCCGGAGTTCATCAGCAAGATGGATGAATCGCTGTCGGAGATCGGTTTCACCTTCGGGGAGCAGTGGAAATGAAACGCACACCCTTCTACCGTCGGCCCGGGCGAACCGGGCAATTCTCCGGCCTCCGTGAGCGCGTTATCTGGATGATTCAGACGCGTGGCCGCCCGGTAACGGGCAGCGAAATCGCTGAGAAGTTTGGCGTAACGCTCATCGAGTTTAACCGGGTTGCCAACGGCATTACCCGCGGCTCCGGACAGATAGCGCAGATCGTTGAGTCTGATAAATGGCTTAACGAGGACGGCATCTGTGACCGGACATTCGACCTCGTCACGAAGCCTAAGGTCATTACACCGCAGGGCAAATCACGGCTATTCACCCGGCGCGCCATTGATCAATCGCAGGAAGGCCGGCGGCAGGAGTGCATTGAACGTGCCGCACGCCGTCGCCGCCTGATTGCTCAGGGCCTCTACATCGACGAAATGGAGTCCATCCTATGACTCACGCTCACGCCGACATCAGGGTTGGCACTGTGTGCCTTCCCCTCATTGGTAACGGCTGGCTAATGCCAAGGGGTGAAGTTGTCAGCAATCCATTAAAGGCGCATCGGCTCGCTGAGGAATATCGGGAAAGGCAGGAGGCGGCTTGATACATTTCCATGGTGGACCAATCACGCCGGACACATGCGCGCTGAAGGCATGGAAAGGCAGGCACGCTTTCATCTCCTTCGCTAACCCCGGTCAATTAGCACTGGCCAGCGAAGTCACCCAGTCATTCGCGCTGGATAACGGCGCATTCAGTTTCTGGACGAAAAAGCGCGTTGTTAACTGGAATGACTACTACGCGTTTGTAGGCCGCTGGATGAATCACCCGCGTTTTGCTTTTGCTGTTATCCCTGACGTGATCGGCGGGACCAGTGAAGAGAACGACGCGTTAATCGCCGAGTGGCCGCACGGCAAAGTAGTCGGCGCGCCGGTGTGGCACATGAACGAGCCCGATGAACGTTTCTTCCGCCTGTGTAGAGAATTTCCGCGCGTATGTATTGGCAGCATGGGTGAATACGACGCGAAGCGCCCGCGCTCATGTCGGGCAAAGTTACGCGATCTCATCCGTCATGTTGTCGACATAAACGGTTATCCGATAACAAAGCTTCACGGCCTGCGCATGCTTAACGCCGATATCTTCCGCCATATCCCACTGTCGTCAGCCGACAGTACTAATGTGGCGCGCAATATCGGAATCGACAAGGCGTGGGATAAATCAGCCTACGCGCCAGCCAGCAAAGAAACCCGCGCGGCAGTGCTGGTAGAACGCATTGAAGCCTATAACTCTGCAAGTTCGCTGAATTACGACGCAGAACGCGATCGGTTCACGCCACAACTTGCTTTTGAGGTTTGACATTATGACCTATCAACTCCACGTCGGGCGTTGCGAGGACGTCCTGAAAACGCTGCCGGATAACTCAGTTGACGCCATCGTGACGGATCCTCCGTACGGTCTGAGCTTCATGAACCACAAATGGGATTACGACGTCCCGACAGTTGAGCAGTGGCAGGAATGCCTGCGCGTTCTCAAGCCTGGCGGACACCTTCTGGCGTTCGGCGGATCACGTACCTATCACCGCCTTGTAGTTAATGCAGAGGATGCCGGTTTCGAAATCCGAGACCAAATTCTCTGGATTTACGGCAGCGGCTTCCCCAAGTCGCATAACCTCGATGGTGATTTTGATGGCTGGGGAACGGCTCTGAAGCCTGCGCACGAACCGATCGTCATGGCTCGCAAGCCATTCAAAAAAACGGTGTCGTCGAACATGGCTGAGCACGGCACCGGGGCGATCAATATCAATGCCTGCCGCATCCCTACCGACGAGACGCTAAATGGCAGTGCTGGCGGTCTGCTTTCACACCAGCGCGATGGTACCGAGCCTGTTGCCGATTACGAGCAGGCACCAGAGGGTCGCTGGCCGGCAAACATCATTCACGACGGAAGTGATGTTGTCGTGTCAGCGTTCCCGGATGCGAAAGGCCAGCAAGGCGCGCTTACCGGCAATGAGCCCAGTTCGAAAATGGGAGCGGCTAATTGCTACGGGCAAATGGACCGGCGGCACGAATCAACTCCACGCATCGATAGCAGCAAAAGCGCCGCCAGATTCTTCTACTGCGCCAAGGTAAAACCGAAGGAGCGCGACGAAGGCCTCGAGAGGTTCATTGCGACGTCGGCCAGCGACATGACCGGCGGCCGCAAAGAAGGAAGCGTCGGCATTAACGACCCGCGCGCCGGTGCCGGGCGTACCAGCGGCGCGAAGAACAATCACCCCACCGTTAAGCCGATCGCCCTGATGAGCTATCTCTGCAGGCTGATTACTCCGCCTGGCGGTACCGTGCTTGATCCGTGGATGGGAAGCGGGAGCACTGGCCGGGCAGCTATCGAGGAAGGATTTAACTTCATCGGCATCGACCTGAACCCGGATTACGTGACCATTGCTTCTGCGCGAATTGCTCACTCCTTCAAAAAGACGACGGAGGCCGCATGACGCCAACAGCTTATTACAACGAAATCGACCCGTTTGCTGCCCAGTGGCTGCGCAACCTGATCGCCAGCGGTCATATCGCCCCGGGCGAAGTTGATGAAAGGAGTATTGAAGATGTCTCACCTGACGACCTGCGAGGATTCACGCAGTGCCACTTCTTTGCCGGAATTGGCGTCTGGTCTCATTCCCTTCGGCTCGCCGGATGGCCTGACGATAAACCAATCTGGACAGGTTCCTGCCCATGCCAGCCTTTCAGCGCGGCAGGCAAAGGAGATGGGTTTGCTGACGAGCGGCACCTTTGGCCCCACTTCTTCCATCTCATCAGCGAGCGCAGACCTCAGCATGTCTTTGGCGAACAGGTTGCAAGCGGTAACGCAAACACATGGTTCGACCTTGTACAAGCAGACCTGGAAGGAATGGGATACGCCTTCGGGCTTGTGCCGTTTACGTCAGCGGGCATCGGCGCGCCGCACATCAGAGAGCGGGCCTACTGGGTGGCCAACGCCACAGGTCAACTACATCACCAATGCAACGACGGTACAAATGAGCTCGGATGGAAGGGTAACCCCGAACAAAAGAGGAATTACGCGGTAAGCATCGGAGGGGATGATGATTCTGAAAAACCAGCAGGCCACAGGTAAGACGGAGGCGGTTATGGGTGAAGTTGTTGTAATGGTCTCCCCAGGAAAGTGGGTGGCTGAGGATCAGTTGATCGCCCTTAAGGGAATCAAAAAGGGGACACTGAAGAAGGCGAGAGAAAATACATTTCTTGAGGGGAAAGAATATAAGCACGTTTCATATGATTGTGAGCCCTGGGATAACAGCCCATGCTTCTACAACCTGGATGAAATAGACCTGTGGATTGATCGCCAGAAGCCGGCGAAACCCCGTAAGCAATCTGTTTAAATACCCACTCCTATCAACCAACGAGGAATCGTTATGAGAAAATACCCAACAGGAGTGGAAAACCACGGCGGAACCCTCCGCCTGTGGTTTATCTATCAGGGTGTAAGGGTAAGAGAAAGTCTTGGTGTGCCTGATACGCCAAAAAACAGAAGAGTAGCGGGAGAATTGCGCACGTCGATCTGTTATGCGATTAAAACCGGAACATTCAACTACCCTGTGCAGTTCCCGCAATCTCCTAACCTGCGCAGGTTTGGATTTATACAGTCGGGCATCAAACTGAAAGATCTGTCAGCTCGATGGTTGGAACTGAAGCGAATGGAGATAACCGGGAATTCACATTTGCGGTATGTTTCATACATCAAAATCTGCACGGAAATTCTCGGGCCAGAAAAGACAATTTCCGGAGTTTCCAATGAAGATGTTCTGCTAGTGCGCAAGGAATTGCTTACCGGATATCAGATTTGCGGAAAACACCAGAAAAACAGAGCAGCGAAAAAAGGTCGTACTGTACGGACAGTTAATGTCTACCTAAATTGCCTTGGCCAGATGTTCAAATTCGCTGAACTGAATGGCTATATAGAGAAATCACCATTCACCGGTGTAGACCCACTGCGAAAAAGCAAGGCTGAGCCAGACCCGCTCACAAAAAGCGAGTACAGGCGATTGCTCAACGCGAGCCCGTCTGAGCAGATTCGAAATCTGTGGGTGCTGGCCATCAACACCGGGATGAGACATGGAGAAATCGCCGCCCTGGCCTGGGAAGATATCGACCTGAAAGAAGGCACCATAACCATTAGCCGGAACATAGCTATGCAGGGCCACTTTACTCCGCCAAAAACTGAGTGCGGAAATCGGGTGGTTAACCTAACAGAACCCGCAATCCAGGCACTGAAAAGCCAACTGGCATATACCCGCATGGGAAAGCAACATGAGATAGACGTCAATCTTCGCGAGTTTGGCCGCGTTCGTGTTGATGCCTGTACGTTTGTTTTTGTGCCGCGGCTGACGGCCAGAAACGGCAAAGGCGGAGACTGGTACGCGCCCGGCTCATTTGGCGCCACATGGAACGATATTCTGAAGCGCGCAGGCATAAGACATCGACGAGCTTATGAGTCAAGGCATACTTATGCCTGCTGGGCTCTAAGCGCTGGAGCAAACCCAAACTTCATCGCTACACAGATGGGACACACTTCAGCCCAGATGGTATACAACGTTTACGGTAAATGGATGAGCGATAACAATGTCGATCAGTTGAGTATTCTGAACGCAAATTTCGCCAGTGATGCCCCAACCATGCCCCATGCCATTTCTATGTAGTGAAAAAGTGTTTATATATCAATATATCAAATCGCCCAGTCTGGTTTATTCAGAATATGATCCTGCCAGTCAACCACAGTGGATTCTTTCACCGCAATATGGCGAACGGAGATGCGTTCGCCATGCATCGCCGCCTTCGAACCGGTTAACAGCGGATGCCAGTGCGGCAGCGGCTGGCCTTCCGCCAGCAGACGATAGGCGCAGGTCGGCGGCAGCCATTCAAACGTAGGCAGATTGTCGCGAGTTAGCTTGATGCAATCCGGCTCGTACTCGAAGCGGCGCTCATAGTTACGACACTGGCAGGTTTTGATATTGAGCTGACGGCAGGCGACGTTGGTAAAGTAGATTTCGTCGGTATCTTCATCCATCAGCTTATGCAGGCAGCACTGACCGCAGCCATCGCAAAGTGATTCCCACTCCGCATCGCTAAGCTCATCCAGTGTTTTTTGTTGCCAGAAAGGTTGTTCGCTCATT